CTGCTGACCTCACGATCATCCTGCCGGACGGGACCACGGTCAGCCCCGGCGTCCCGGCACCGTCGACCACCGGGCAGGTCCGCGTCGACTACGTGACCGTCCAGGCGGGCCGTCACGTGTGGCGGCTCGTCACCAGCGGGCCCACCACCGCGTTCGCGGATGTCTTCGATGTGCAGCCTGCGATGCCGGTCGGCATCGTGTCGCTGGCGGACGCGCGTGCCCAGCTGAACATGGGGGCGTCGGAGATCGCTGACGACGATGAGCTCCGCGGCTTCATCGCGGCGGCGACGGGGGCGGTCGAGCGGGCGCTCGGCCGAGTCGTGGTGCGGCGCACGATTGTCGAGCGGCATCAGATCGGCCGGGCCAGCGAGGTTCTGCTTCGCGAGGTGCCGGTGCTGTCGCTGACGTCGGCGGCGACAGCGGACGGATCGACGACGTGGAACACGGCGAACCTGCGAGTCGACGGCGAGACGGGCCTATTGAAGGTCACCTCCGGCGAACTGCTCGCGGGCGACGTGGACTTTACGTACCAGGCGGGCGAGGTCGTCATCCCGGATGACTACCGGCTCGCAGCCCTGATCATCATCGAACATCTGTGGGAGACGCAGCGCGGCACGATGGGTGTGCAGCTGGGCGGCGACAGTGAGGCGTACACGCCGGGCCGCGGCTTCGCGATCCCACGCCGGGCCCTTGAGCTCCTCGATCCGCCTTTGCCGGGGGTGGCGTAGATGGGCCGTGAGATCCGTCGGGTCGAGGTAGCGGCGGTCTGCTTCGTCTCGCGCCACAACTCCAAGCAGGATGACATTGACGACGCCTTGGTTGAGGAGATGCGGCAGCGACTGCAGGAAGTAGCCCGCCCCATCTTCGATGACCCCCGCTACAAGGGAGTCATCGGCTACACGGAGGGGATCGAGTAATGGCCTGGTCGTCCAAGCTCCCGGCCGCGATGGATGCTCTCGTGGCAGCTTTCGTCGCCTGGCCGGGCCTGGAAGGCGTGACGGTGCGGGACGGGCCGTCGACCTCACAGGCGTCCGTGCAGGAGATCGTGTCCGTCGGCTACACAGGCGGCGAGAATGAGACCGACGCCGAGTCCACGCTGATGACCGAGGGCCTCGGCGGAACCGTGGACCGCGAGCAGTTCATCATCCGCTGCGCCACCGCAGTCCTGGTCGGCGGGGACGGCGTTGCTGGCGCCCGGCGACGCGCGTATGAGCTGCTCACCGAGGCCGGGGCCGCCATCGCGGCGAACCGGCAGCTCGGCGGCAGCGTCATGCGGGCGATGATCGCAGCGCACGCCCTGACGATGGACCAGACGGCCAAGGGTGCGCAGGCCGTCGTCGTGTTCGAGGTGTCCTGCGACGCCTACAGCGGCGCCTAGGAATCCTCCTCCTTGGCCCGCGCATTCCGGGCCCCCTGGATGACGCCGAGGCCGATGTTCTTCGCCAGCCACGCCACGACCCGGTATATGCAGGCGACCGTCGTCAGCGTCACCGCCGCATAGCCGATGCCCAGCAGGACGAGAAGCACCAGCCCGCCCCAGCTCTTCCAGTGCGGCTCCATCAGGTGCCAGCCCCATTCGGGCACGTCCACGAACCACCAACGCAGGACAGTCATGCGCGGATCGTCCTCGCGTGCTGATGACACGTCAATCAGAACAGGAGTACGCGGATGACCGCGCTCGTCACCCAAGTCGTCCCGAATGTGGGCGTCGACATCTCCACCTCGCTCGTCGCGGCCACCAACGGCGATACGGCCGCATGCGGATCCGGCACGTTCCTGCTCGTCAAGAACGCCAGCGGCGCCGGTATCACCGTCACGATCGCCACGCCCGGCGTTATCGACGGCCGCCTCGCCATCGCGGACAGCACGTCGCCGTCCATCGCGCTGACGAGCGGGCTGGGTCTCATCCCGCTGATCTCCAGCCTGTACGCGGACCCGACGACGGGCCTGGCGACGATCACCTACTCGGCCACCTCCTCGGTGACCGTCGCGGTGGTGAGGGTCCCGTGAGCACCGTCGTACTGCGTCACCCCACCCTGCCGCCCGCGCAGGAAATCGAAGTCGACGCCGCCGCCCTGCCGCACTACACGGGCGCTGGCTGGCAGCAGGTGCCCGCCGAGGAGCTGCAGCAGCGGGCCGAGTTGAAGGCGCAGGCCGACGCGGAGGCCGCCGCAACTGCCGCGGGCGAGGTCTCCGAGCCCGTCGACGAGCCGGAGCAGTCGGAGCCGGCTGAAGTCCCCACCGAGAAGCCGGCGCGATCGCGCGTCAAGGCGTCCGAGAAGAAGACCGAGGAGAGCTGACCATGGTCGCCACGCCGATCGCTGCTACGTCCCGCTACATCCCGCCGGGTACGACCCGCTACTACTGGGTCGCGACCATCGCGAACAAGAACTCACCGACCAGGTCGGAGCTGAACGCCGGTTCGGACCTCACGGCTGAAGTCGCCGCCGTGAGCGGCTTCGCGACCAACTCGGACCAGCAGGACACCCCGGACCTGGGCTCCCGGTTCGTCTCGAAGATCCCGGGCCGCATCACGGCCGACGACTCCAGCATCACGCTGTACATGTCGTCGACGTCGTCGGACGTGCGGACGCTGCTGACGCGCGATACGGCTGGGTTCATCTGCATCTTCCCCGAGGGTGACACCGCGGGCCTCAAGTACGACGTGTTCCCCGTCAAGGTCACCGGTCAGCCGAAGGCGCGTGACGTCGAGAACCCGGCGCAGATCACCATCCAGTTCTCGGTGACCAGCATCCCCGTCGAGAACATCACGGTGCCGTAATGCCTGGCGAGTGGGGGCTGCGCCACGGGGATGACCTGCGGCGCGTCTCTCGCGAGCTGCGCGGGATGGACAACAAAGAGATCAAGAAGCGGTTCACCAAGGAATTGCGGGCAGCCGCCAAGCCGCTCGTCCCCGTGGTCCGCAACTCGATCCGCTCGATCCCGTCAAAGCGCGCCTACAACCCGACCGGGCTGCGGGGGAACCTGGCCCGCGCCACGAAGCTCGAAGTCCGCACTGTCGGCAAGCAGGCGGGCATCGCGATCCGCGTTGACGGCCGCAAGATGCCCACCCATATGAAGGGCCTCCCGAAGGCCGTGGAGGGCACCAAGCGGTGGCGACATCCCGTGTTCGGCCATCGCGACGTGTGGGTCACCCAGCCGAAGCAGCCCTACTTCTTCCACGTCGTGCGACCCCTCGGCCCGGCCTCCCGTAGGGCCGTCAACCGCGTCCTCGACGGCATCTCACGAGACATCCGCTAGGAGAACCATGCCCCTGTCCCGCGACGGCATCCTCGGAGCCGACGACATCCAGGTCGAGAAGGTCGACGTACCCGAGTGGGGCGGCGACGTCCTCATCCGCGGTCTGACCGGCGAGGAACGCGACGCCTACGAGTCCTCGCTCCGTCAGATCCGCAACGCGGGCACCCCGCAGCAGGAGCTCGTCATTGTCCAACTCAACGCCCGCGCCAACCTGCTGGTGAAGTGCCTCGTCGACGAGAACGGCGAGCGCGTCTTCACCGACCGCGACGCCCCCGCCCTCGGAGCGAAGAACGGCCGCATCATCGACCGGCTGTACGACGTCGCGACACGACTGTCCGGCCTGAGCGACGAGGCCGCCCAGGAGATCGAGGGAAACTCCGACGGGGCGAGCGACGGTTCTACTTCGTCCTCGCCCGCGAGCTCGGATGCACCGTTGCCGAGCTCCTACGACGGATCAGCTCCCGCGAACTGACCGAGTGGGAAGCGGTCTACCGCATCGAGGACGAAGAGCGCGAAGCCGCCGAGAACGAGGCCATCGAAGGCGATAAGCGCAGCAACCGCAACTGGCCCTGACCTGACGACCCGATGAGGGGAGGCGTCATGGCCAGCTCCAGCATTGTCTACCGGCTCATCGCCCACGACTCGGCGTCGAAGACCTTCCACAATGTGAGCCGTTCGGCGAGCAAGACAGACTCGACGCTGGCGAAACTGGGCGCGACGGCCGTCAAGGCTGGTGCAGCCCTGGCGGCGGGCCTCGCAGTAGGCCTGGCCAAGGGTGCCAAGGACGCATCCCGCTTCCAGGCGGAGATGACCCGCATCAGCACCCAGGCCGGCGGCACCGCGAAGGACGTGAAAGTCCTCAGCGACGCGGTCCTGAAGCTGGGCACGTCCACTCAGCAGGGCCCCCAGCACCTCGCCGAATCGCTGTACCACCTCAAGAGCGTCGGCATGGACAACGTTCAGGCGATGAAGGCGCTCAAGGAGAGCTCTGACCTCGCCGCGGTCGGTCACGCCAACCTCGAAGAGACCACGAACGCTCTGGCGGGCGCCTGGCGTACCGGTATCAAGGGCGCCACCTCGTTCCATGAGGCTGTCTCCACGGTGAATGCGATCATCGGCGCGGGCAACATGTCGATGGACCAGTTCAACGCTGCAATTGGTACCGGCATCCTGCCGTCGGCGAAGACCTTCGGGTTGAGCATGAAGCAGGTCGGCGCCGCTTTGGCGCTGATGACAGACGAGGGCATTGACTCGGCCAGCGCAGCGACCCGGCTGCGCATGAGCTTCTCGCTGCTCGGCGCTCCGTCGAAGGCGGCCGAGAAGCAGCTGGGGCGGATTCACCTGACCGGTCTCCAGCTCGCTGAGGCGATGCGCGGCCCCAAGGGCCTGATCGGCGCCATCAGTCTGCTGAAGGAGCATCTCGACAAGTCGGGGATGTCCGCGTCGAAGCAATCTCAGCTGCTGTCCCGTGCGTTCGGTGGCGGCCGGTCGAGTTCCGGCATTCTCCTCATGCTCAACAACTTGGACGTGCTGGAGAAGAAGCAGGAGCAGATCAACCACTCGACTGGGAAATTCGACGACGCGGTCAAGATGCAGAGAAAGACCGCCGAGGCCCAATGGCACCTGCTCGTCTCGAATCTCGAAGTGATGGGCATCCGGGTCGGCACGAAGGTGCTGCCCCCGGTGACCTCGTTCGTCCACTTCCTGGCCGCCGAGGCCATGCCCGCGGCCGCCCATTTCGGCAGCGTCATGAAGAACCTGATCCCCGTAGGTGCGATCA